AGTTTCTTTATACGCTCCTCCGCTTTTATCATAGAATCTTGCTTCTATTGCATAAGCCGGTATTCCATCCCACAGATTTACAATATCCTGAAAGGCAGAGCCGTATGTGAGATTTGATACTTCAACCTCACCATCAAGTTTTGTTGCCGTTTCCCATCTATACCAAAAACCAGAAACACCAAACATATAAAATGGGATCTCATATGAAGGATGCGTCCAGGTCATAGAACCTGTATATCCTAATGTCGCAACTTGTGGATGAGCCGCCCCTTGATCTGCTGTGTATGTTCCATTGGTTAATATTTCGTTAAGCGTAAAGGCTCCGGTTCTGGTGCTTATCTGATATGTCAGGGATGTAGTCTTAGCCACTATGATGCAGGTTTCGTGACTTGAATTTCCTGTAATTGTATCGCCCGCAGCCCAATCTGTACTCGGTGCAACGTCTAATGTCAGCAATTCAGTCCCATCATTTTCGGTAGTGGGCTCCCATGTATTGTCAGATTTCCGATAGCTCAGAGTGCCCACGGCTGCCGTACCGTTTGGCTTTCCCATCGTCCAGGTAAGGCGATTAGCGGGAATAGGAGTACAAATAAAAATGCACTCATAGTTGGCATAGGTATCAAGATCATCCAAAACAGCATGGGTAGAAGTGATACCATCCGTTACTTCCTTGCTGTAATCCTTGTAATCCTCATCAGGAATATCAGGGGGTGCAGTATCAGCACTGTCATATTTAATGAATTTAGTTACATAATTAGCCGTACCTGCATAAATTTGATGCTGATCAGAACCATTAGAATAGATCATAAGATCTTTAATGTTGCTCCATGAGGCCGGTATCATATCCGTAGCTGTGCCACCATGGACTTCAGAGCCAAAGACCCCTGCCGTTACAGTAGGCGGCGCATCTGTAGCCTCTAATACACCTCCATCGGAGAACTGAGAAAAGAAATGTCTTTCCGTTCTCTGGCCCTTGGAAAACTGGTAAAGTGATATACCCTTATTTGTGCCATCTGCTGTGCCATGTTTTGTTGCCATTCCTTTTCGCTGGAAAAACCCAGGATGCCCCTGACGCATATTTTGAATCATGGAATAACCACCTAAAGGTACTTGTGCGATTTCTCCATGAGTAATAGCTCCACCACGAAAAGGTATTGCTGTAATTGCTGTAACAGGCTTTTTAGCCATTAGTTCTCTTTTTGAAATTTACACTCCATTGCCGTTTTTTCAGCATTGGACGTAAATTTGTATTATCAGTTTTCAAATTCATATCCCAATTTACAAGAAACTCCTCAGCAAACTTAATGTCATCATCTCTATACTTATACTTGGCAGCAGCATATTGTATGATTGCTTCCATTGCTTTTTGCTGAAACCGATATACTCCATAATCGCTAAAGACAGGTTCAGGTCTTTCGATATACCATACTCGTACTGTATCACTCGCATCATCGGGTGGAGGGTCAAGGATAAGCTCAAGTCTGCCCTGTGGTTGGATTACATAGGTATCATCTTTATCCAATTCATTGTCCGTCCCACCAAATAAGGCACAAACAAGAACAGTGGCACTCGTAATAGATAAAACCACTCCATCGCTTACATCTTTCGTATTGTGGATAATATCGCCAGGGCTTACATAATCCGTTGTGGTAAAAAGACCTTCTGTATCAGTTAGGATACATTCTCCGCCAGCTTTACTACCATCGGATGTAGCTGTACCTGTAATTTGGGAAGAGAGGGATTGCTTATCTCGAATCGTGAAATGATCAGGGATATCTACAGCATTATCAGCCGTTATTTTATTGGCATAAATGGTATCCTCATAATCTCTCCATGTGAGAAAAGAATCTGACTGATAGATTATATATGTCTCTGTATCAGCCATAATATCTTCAGTCAGGGTAAGTTCTCCATCATCTACATAGGCAGAAACAGTAGTATAAGTATCATCTGTGGTATTCCAAACCGTATTTCCTACCATACTCGATGTAAAGCCTACAGAATCATCATGCAATTTATTGGCCTCTTCCGCATCGGCAGTTCCGGTAATTACAGCAGGTCTATATCGAATATAATATCGGTTGGAATTATCTCTTAAATACAATTTCATATATTTTGCATCTAAGGTATAATTTATTTGATCAGCTACGGTTGTGATATCTTGATACGATGTAAGAACATTGGTCTTTTCAACATATCTTTGCGCTCCTTGCCAAAGAAACATATAGGATGTTCTGTCATTCATCCATGTTCCAACATCTTCTTCTCCTATGATTTGCTCTAATTCATAAATGCATTCGCTCCCATCCAATTCAAACGCCCCCCTTCATCCGCATTTTTCTTATAGGGTTTTAGTACATATCAAAACAATACTATAGCCATGTCCGGCTGAAACTAAGGCACTCGTGAAAAGAAAACTTACATCTCCTGTATATCCAGTAGCTTTCGTATTAACAAGCGGAGTCCCTGATTGCCTAAAATTAAGATGACCAGAAGAATTTGCCGGTAACATCCATACAAGAACATCGGTAGTGGCATCCCATAAAATCTGGACTCCTGCCCCAAATGTTGAATAGATAATTTCATCTATACTCACCAAATGGCAGGGGACAGTTAATGCATCCACATCTATCTTAACTGTAGCACCTTCACCTGTGGCATCTGATATATTAGTAAACTTAGCCATATAAGTCGTTCTGTTATCCAAGATTACTTCTGTTGCAACTGAATCGACCATGGTTTATACCTCCTCATCCGGAAAGACTACATCCACCTTTCCAGTGTTTCGATCTCGTCTGAGAAATTCTGTGTTAGTAGGAACATCGCCAAGAACCTTGCCCATAATCTTAAACATCTTAGAGGCATCATTCCTGCTTACCTTTCCACCCACCACTTTTACATTACAGGCAGCAGCAAGTTCAGGATCAGCCTTAATACCACGTTCGGTCATTCTCTTAGCCTCTTCGTGTGGCGAAGCAAGACCTTTCATCATTTCAGTTCTGGTAAACATGGAATCACGTATTTCATCTCCAAGATGTTTATATTCATTATAAACCTTGTCCTTGTCGCCTCCCTTTAATTTTGGCTTAGATTTCTCAATCAGCGTGGTTTTAATCTTCAGCATTTCAAGTTCTTTTTTTGTACTTTCTACATCTTCCCAATTTATGTCCTTCCGTGCCGATGCCCGTTCTTTAGTTCCAATTTCCTCGTGAAGATCCTCAATATTGTTTTCAAAATAATATGCAGGATATTCGGATTTAACCACACCTTTTTCGTCACGATCTATCTCACCAAAAAAAACGATCTCATTTTTTTCGGTATTGGTTATTTGTTTTGGTCTTGCCATAAATACCTCCTATTTAGATTTGGGGAGAAGGGACAAGCCCCTCCCCCCAGGTTTTAATCCAATAACGCTGTCAGGTTTGCAACGGTTGTGGATTCTTCTCCAAACAAACTCCAAAGCCTTACTTTACCAGCCTTACCATCGTTCAAATCAACCAACCCGCAACTCAAAATAATCCTAACACCATCCTTTTGTGCGGCTGTTAAGGCGTTATATTCGGTAGCATCAAGTGCTTCTAAAATCAGATACGAGCGAAACACATTGCCCGGGAGTGTAGTATTGGAGGTAAGAGCATCCCATACTGCGCCTGCCGCAGCTCGAAAATTGCTTTCAGCCAGCAGCCTAAACTTATAATCAGTAAGGTCAATTTTTCCGCTGCCAGCACAGTAAGTGCAGGTTGAACCATCTGCGATTCCTTCCGTACAAAAAGGACAAAGAATAAGCATCATAACCTCCTTATGACGTCGCTGTAATAGCAGCACCTTGCCGATAATTAATGCCTGCATTATCAGCAGTCCAGCCAAAGCAATTATCATTAGCTGTAAAGCCAGTGAAAGAATTACCATCAATCCAGACATGACCATCGGTGGTATTTCCAGTGTCGATAGCAAGAATCCCTCCACCCTCAAAAGCAAAGAAACGATTGTCAAGAATAGACAACCTTTCTACGGTATCAGTACCTTCATCACTACAATAAATAGTAATAGATTTGGTGGTATTTCCATAACAAATATAAATATTGTTAGAAATAGTAGAAAAAGTACCGCAGCGATGCTCATGGGTCATGGTGGTAGCTTCTGCCCCATGCATCCCACCAGCCAGAAAATAATTATTATCTACAACAGTTGAATCTGCGTTATAATTGTCTTCTAAACCTATCTTCAGGTGGGTACACATATAACTTTGCTGAACAGCGTAAAAATAATTATCATGGATGTAGGTTCCATAGGTATTAGCTGTTTGGGCCACAGCAATACCAATACCCGTTTGGGCAGTATATGGAGTAAGCCTGAATCCTGCGATCTCTACATTATGAGCGCCCTCTACTGTAATACATGGAACTTCTTCGTTACCGTGCTGACGAATCTCTGTCCTGGTCAACGCCTTGTTAGGACCAAGACCATCGGCAAACAGCCGTAGCCCATGATGATCCGATGTAAGCGCAATGGCCGCCGCTTCTTTATACTGACCACGGCCAATAATAATAGTTGCATCAAGGCCATCCAGACCAGCCACCCTCACAGCCTCAGTTACTGTTAAATGGGCATGGTCAGGAGTCTTACCATCCCTGCTATCGCTTCCATTTTTGCTAACGTAATGAGTATTACCAAAGACACTTGCCCTTGGTTCACGTATCGGCATCCCTTTTCTTTTAAAAGTTCCCTCGTTTGACATTTTGTCTCTCCTTTAGCCAGACATTATATTGTCTATGCTATATAGAGGGGGAGCCATCACTCCCCCAATTAAAGAGGTTTAAGCTATAATGGTAGCTGTTTAACTTACATTGTGTCCGTATGCCCATCTCCAATTTTTAAATCCGTATCCAATCCTGAAATACATGGATTGCTGGACAATCTTGGTCTGGAAGTCAATATTGGTTGAGGGTTCAGGTGCAACCCTATCAATCCAGAGCAGGTCACGTTTCATAGCATCAAGGTCAACCATAAACCAGTTATTCGCATCGCTATCATCCATTCTCAGATATGGAATAACCTCATACCGGCCAGCTTGCATATTTACATCCTCTGCCACAGTATCGAGTCCCTTCGGAGTTCTGTTCAACACAAAGGCTTCATCAGCGAGAGCATCGGGAACAATAAGACCGAGATTATCTGAAATTTCGATTCTCTCAGAAATATCATCCCTAAATTTCCGCATCAAAACCCTTGTAGCTGCCACGGCTGTCTTACTGAATGCCGTAGTACCACTATTATTAAAGCCATAAGTCGTAGAAGTCCCTGACTTTGTGGTATGTGCAGAACTACAAAGAGAGACAGCTTCCTCAGACTCCATGAAGTCAAAAGCGGAAGAAAATGCGTTGGTGAATGTCTTTACACCGTACTTCTCACGCACTCGATGAGCAGAACGTAAAAGCCCTGCGGCATCATCCAGAAGAACTTGGTATTTATTATCATCCAAGAACTTACGTTCCCACTGTAATCCGCCTCCGAACTCACCAGGTTCAATTTTAGTATGGTATCCTGGATAGACCGAAAGATAGGTTATCTTCCCATTAAATTTCGGGATATCAGGCACATTCCCTACAGCATAAAACTCTTCCCACGCACTATTAGAATCAAGTATTCGATAAATTCTATCTATCATGGAAGGAAGTGCTTTAAATGCTTCAGGCCCAGTTACTTCTCTCAAATCAGCGACAAGTAATCTAACCAATGCCGCACTATCTAATGGATTAGCCATTTTTTATATCCTCCTTCCTTAATCCCTGTTAGTTGCAGGATAAAAGTTTATAATGTTCCACCTAAAGTCCACAACTTCTTTGTTCGCTTCAGCAAGGTTTAGCCTTACAACATCGATACCGAAATAATCCGTTGAACACTCATGATCGATATCAAATCCGGTAAGATATGTAGCAACTAAATTGGCATGTGATATGCCCCAAGCTCTAATGTTTACGATAACAGCCGTATCACCAATCGCAACCGCAGTTTGTGTAGGTTTATTCCAAGTATGAGCAGTAGTGCTGGTTGTACTGTTTAATTGTCTATATGTCCCAGCAGCGGGACCTGTCCGGAAGTAAATAGTTGCCCATCCTTCCACAGTCGCCACATCACAAGCACCCGTAGTGCAGGAAACACTGTTAGCAGCCGTAGTCGTGACTACTGTTGGGGCTGCGCCTGGCGCATCCAACCACAAATTTCCTCTCAGCACTGTGCAGGGGTCAATGACATCAACCTTTACCATAGCCTCTCTTCCACCCATTGGATACTCACTCGATCCGGTACTCACAAATTCAGTTGTAGAAGCAAGCGGACTGGCATCAGTGATATATTCAGCCATAGCGGTTGAATTAAACACTGGTCGCCTGTTGTTATTACCGATTACAACCCCAAATGGGATATCAAATCCTGTAGCATTCCAAGCCGCAACTGCTATTGGTAGCATGAATGCCCCTGAATAATCACCGATAGCGCTAACATCAAGACATGCAATGCTACCGTTGTATATTGTACCCTCATATTCTACAGGTATCCAAATCGACTGAGGAGAGTTTTGTATTACTGAAAAACCCATAATAATCTCCTTTCGTTGTTTAGTTAAAAGTCCCCTCGCCAATTCGGGCTTCCACAATGCGGACAACCGGAATTTACCACTGGCTTATACCGAGTAGATGTCCATTCACCACCAGCGGCCTCACAAATAGCCTGTGTTGAACCGGCAGCTCCGAAACAATGGTAAACTTCGCTACCATATTGATCTAACTGGGTATATCCAGTCGGGGTTATGTTTGCTTCACTCTCAGAATCTCCGAGAGCATCCCTATCCAAGTTGCAGATACGTCCACAATTCCAACACTTATAATACCGGCCATAATCTTCACCATTGCCTCGAATCTTATTGCCCTTCAAGGGGATAGTTTTACTCCTTTTTGGCCTTTGTCTTGTCATTGCTGGATATCCTGCTTGCCATTATGCTATCTTGCCCGTTATTGTAGGGGGCAGATCAGCACTCAAGGCTTTTCGTACCTGATCCTCACTCAAGCCTCTCCTTTTGATGTAGTCTTTTGCTGCATCATCAAGAGCGGGGAGCGGTTTAGTATCCTTTTTAGTTGTTTCTACTTCTTCTTCTCCTGAACCTGAGCCGAGGGGTAATTTGTTATTGCCGCCCCTAATCGGCACAGTTTTTTCCTTTAAATTAAGCTGCTTTTTAAAATAAGCCCTGGCAGCTTTAGTGTAATTATAGTCAGCGTCCTTTACGGGATCATTAAATCGAATAAAATTATGGTGCTGCTCTAATTCTTTCAATATTTCTGCATGGGTATTCTCATCCTCATCTCTGCCTAATTGACCCAACATCTGATTGTATGAGCCCTGATATCTTGTTTTCTCTTTTTGCTGTTTTTCAGTTTGTTGGACTAACTCCTGCCGTAAAGCCTTCCGTGTTACAAATTCTTCTTCATCTTCATCTGTTTCTTTGCTTTCAGATATTCTTTGAGTTTGTAATTCCACCAGCCGGTCTATGTTTTCAGTAAGGCTATCCATCCGTGAATCCAACCTATTCTCTATTGCACTAACCTTTCTGCCCAAAGAAGAGCGTTCCTTGTGTTCCTCTTCTGCTAACTCTTCATCTTTAGTTTCTTGGGTATCATCAACTATTTCATCCGGTTTCGGATCTTTGATTTCTTCAGTTTCCCCATTACCATCGGTCACAGCAGCATCAGCTACTTCTTTTTCCTTTGGTTTCACCATAATTTTCTCCTTAAAGTTTTAGGTTAATATTAGCCTTCTTTTAATTGCTTTAAATTATTGTAATAGTTATTTATCTTTTCTACCCATCGAAGTGATAAATCCCTACCTACCCTGAAATTTGCACGCTCTACTTCCGTGGCGCTTTCATCAATAATTTTATCTAATGATTCTTCCATCATATTCACTAAATCCGTTAATAGCTCTTTCCCCAATGTTGAATTTACGGCATTCAAAAATTGCTCATTCTTGCCAAGGGATGAAAGAATACGGGAAACCATCTTCTGTCCCTTTTTACCATGTCTGTTAGCATAGCCTTGAATGTCGGAAAATGTTCTGTTCGGCATTTCTACCTGGTTATCCATACGCACCCCCTGCTGCCTCTCTTGTATTTGCTTCCATACCAGACATACCTATCTGATTTTGATTGCTTGGCATCCCTTCCATCGTGCTCCCCTGTTCGCCCTCTGCTCCTCCACCTTCCTGCTGTATGGGAATATTAGGGTTCAGGAATATGTCAGCAAAGTTGGCTGGTTCATCTCCTACTAATTTAAGTATTTGATAAATAAGATAATTAATCATTTTAACAACATCCGGGTGTTGAATATTCTGAATATAAGACAGCGCTTGATTTAGATTTTTTATCTTTGCAGTCTTTGATTGTTCTGTTTCGATTGATTGAGAAAGAGGCTTATATGTATAATTAAGAGAAGGAGAAAAATCGTAAACTTTATCTCCCATTAATTTTATAGCGGTTTGCGGCATGGAAAATGCCCACGTCATTTGCTGAACCATCCAGTATAAATCAGTTAGAAATGTAAATTCATAAGTAAGAGACTTATAATTACTCCTTATATTGGTACGTTGATCTGCGCCCGCAACCGCTGTAGCCGTTGTACTGGACATAGCTGGCAAATCACCCATAGTTGTGGGGAAAATTGATGTAACCTGCTGCATCTTGCTGGTTAAGACGCTTATCTGATTTAATGCTCCGCCGATATCATCACTTATTTTAAATTCCTGGAGATCTCCTTCCGGATCTTCTAATTCAATAGTGTGCTGCGGTTCAAAATAGATGCTATTGTTATCTTCAGTTACGCTTCTCTTTCCTTTAAGGGTCGGTAAAGTAGCAAGCATTACTCTATCTTGGCTAATATTGAAGGTATCATCTATGCCTATCTGAAGTTCCTTTGCATATTTAGCATCTCCCATGCCGTTATCTTTGGTAGGATGAATATAGCAAAGCCCTCTTAATACAGGTTTAAAGGGTACTCCATCTGCGCTTATGTATGGTGTGGGATGAAAAGCAATTAGGGTCTTATGGCCGGAATTTAAGGCAAATACCATTACCATTTCTATAAACTCTGCGCCGGATTTAATGTTTCCAAATGAATCAATACCGGGTATAACTTTTGTTGGATATTCATTTTCATCTCGTTCCTTAATTATGACCCAATGCTTTCCATAGCGTTTCAGTTTATCGAAATACTCCTGTCCTGCATAATCTTTACGATTCTGATTTTCGTCTTTATTATCTGTTTCTTTCGATGTTTGAGTATCAGGCGTACCCTGGACATTTTCTAATAAATGTAAATTAAAATATCCTTCCTCATCTGCCTCAGCCTTAAGTTGCATAAAGCTTTTCTCTGATCTAATTATTATCCAATCCTTTTGTTGCAATGAATATGCATATCTGTTGTCAGTAAATACATTGCGTGGATCTAAGATATTATAATTAAACCTATCTACAACCGGCACATCACCATAGATATCTTCTGATATTACTTCCCGGGCAGGACTTTGTATGTTCTCATCTGTTATTTTATTACCATAGACATCAACATCAAGATTTACTATTTTAGCCCTTTTCCCAATAATCTCATTTTTCGTTTCCTTTTCCCACCAAGCCTCGGCATAAACATATCCATTCAGATTATTGATTAATCTGGAGCGAACAAATTTTTGATAATGGTAAAGATGTTTCTGGTTAAGGGTACGATTAATTAACTCTTTCGTAGCATTCGCAGCGGCTATCGCTTTCTTTCCCTCATCTTCTATATAGACTTCCACAAAATCACGGGTCTGAAAATACTGATTAACATCTATTGATGCCTGAGTAAGAACATGAGAAGGAAATTCTGGAATGCTGATATCACTCATCCAATCATAGTCTTTTTCATTTCTTTCAGATTCAAGAAGGTCTATATATGTTTGAAAATCGTCATTATCAGCTTGCCGATTAATTTTGCTTGTGGCATATTCACCGTCTATAATGCGTTTCGCCAGTTCGGTTTCTAAACTTTCATCAAATTCATGTTTTGTTTTTGGCTTTGCCATATATGCCTTAATGTAAATAGATCCCTCTGCTATTAAAGGGTCATTTTCTTTTCCACGGAGCCCACAGAGCTATTGTAGGTGTACTACCTCTTCTTCTGCTGGGTTTTCTGGGTAGTGGCTTGCGTCTTTTCCTGACGTTTATAGGTACTCCCATTATTTATCTCCTTTATTAAAGTGAATAAAAAAGCCCCTTCAAATGCAGGTCAATGTAAGTCCTGCATCCGAAGAGGCTTAATAGCGTGTTCGGGTAATGCTTATATTTTAAATTATGTTATTTTATATCTTTTCTTCCCTTCTTATCTTTTCAAGCAATGCTAACAACTGTCGTAATGACCGTATAATTGCTTTTAATATCTCTTTAGTATCTTGTTCCATAAAAGTTTAAATTATTAAAAACTCTTTGTCAAGTAAATTCTCAATTATTTTAATTAGGGGGTGGGTCATTGATTCCATTTAGCCTTCCACACCATTAATTTTCTATAAATATATTTTCGTATATTACCAAATATACACAAAATCCCAATTAAACAGAAAAAACCAAAAAAGCCTGCTAAAGCAAGTATAATTACATTGACTACAAACTGAATGATTGTTATTTCACAATGGGTCATATCTTAAATAATACCGCACAAAAAAAGCCTCAAAGAGAGTACTGCTACTCTCCCTGAGGCTTCCTTTTTACAGAGTATCCTCTTAAGGGAATACTTAAATTAGTTTAAAATAAGACAATTTAACTCAATTTAACTTAACTTAAACCATTTCAAACTTTGTAACCTCAAATCTTCCTCTCTGCCAATTCCTTCTACCTCCTATGCCATTGTATTGCCCACCAGTCCGCAATGCTTCTTCGATATAAACAGTGGGTAAAAGGTCAGCAAACTCTATATCAAACGCTGCTCCCCATTTCGTTGAAATACGGGCATACCAATTTTCTCTTAAGACTTCCTGTTGTCCCTGGCCTACTTTCGTTCTCTCTTTTACCAATTCTATGTCATCTAATTTCATTTTAGGGGTAAAGTATATTTCCTCTGGTTTTTGTAGTGTGGATTTTATAAACTCGATAGGTCGTGTCATTGATTTGCCTAATTTCATTTGAGCGAAACGAATAGCGTTTATCATACAACCCTGTATCTGTATGCCAGGGAAATACAATCCATTATCATCGTGAAAGATCTTTTGCAGGGCATGTTCCTTCTCTGCCTTTTCACTTTTCCCCGGAGTGCCATTTACATATTTATTAAAATAATAGTGTGTAAGCCCATTTATTTCGCAATGTACTTTTTGCATAATGATCTCCTTTTTAAATTAAAATAATTTAATAAAAATCAACTCAACAAAAAATAATTCTAACTCAACAAAAAATAATGCAAATCACTTTTCAGGCAGTATATTCTGTGTTTTGACCATCTTCTTTAATTCTTCTCTGTCCTTCGTAAAACTCTTAATAATTCTGAATTTCAATCCACTAGAACTATTGTTTGTAGCCCTATTTTTTTGATTCATTTTCATAACTTCCAAATTTCGTTTAAGTCTTTCTGCACCAAGATCTTTTTTATCTCGATACATTCCGAGTAATTCACTGGACGCTAAGTCATTAATTTGTTCTAAATTTTCATCGCCTTTACTCATAACCTACCTCCTGATTCAAATTAAAATAAACCAAACTAACGTAACAAAAATAAAACTAAAATAAAACAATGCAATTTAATTTTTGTTTTTAACCACCCCTTTTATTCCTCCTTTGGGTATCTTAATAGTTTCTAATGTTATGCTACATTTTGGATGTGATTCTTTATATATTTGTGTACGATATGATCCCCACGAAGGATCAAATTTTCTTATATCACAGTCTACAATTTCTTTTTGTCCATCAGAAAACCTTGCAACAGCTGCAAATATTGTCTGACCCATCATTCCTCCTTGGGCAATTTAAAAGTTTCCTTTACATTCACACTGCTTATCCCGCCCTTGAACATGTTTATCTCAGTATCTATCGGAATATCCATGTTGCCGATAGATATTATTCCCTTAAATGTTACACCACCGACTTTGCGTTTGTCAAGAAAATTCGTTAGTATCTTTATTAGTGGGTGCATAATCTCGCCGAATCCGAATCTGTATACCCTTTTCCACATTTACCACAGGCATATATTTTTGTAATAGATTTTCCCGGACAACAAGCAAGTGCGTTTTTCTTATTGCTATGAATTTTATCACAGATATTACATTGATAATAATCTAATGGCTCAAAGAATTGAGAGTAATTTTTTAATAATGCCCTAATAGAAGAACCTGCAAGCTCTTCCCCCAATCTACGAATTGCTGCTCTAGTAATAGGGAATGATTTGAATAAGATTGATTGTTTTTCGTCTTTTATAATCTCAATGTAACCACTATATTTTATTTCTCCATCAACTTCTATTGATGTTATTAAATTAATATTCATAGTCCATCTCCTTTATTATATTTTGAACAATACAGGGGTCATTACCTTCCTAAGCACACCCTTCTTACACTTAGGGCACTTAATTTTTTCATCATATTTACTGAGAGGTACAAGATATTCAAAAGTTCTATGACATTTAGGGCATTGATATTCGTATAATGGCATTATCTTTTCCCTTCATTCCATTGTCTTTCCATGATTTTATCCATATTATAAGCATCCATACTTTTTTTATCGTCTAAATATGTGGGTTCTTTGGTATAATCCTGCCTTTTCATCATTGTACCACATCGGGGGCAATCCATCCAATGCTGATGAGTTACAAGTGCCTTTTGGACCCGGACACCACATTTAGGGCAATCAAAACTGTAGAGGGGCATTTTAATCACCTTCTTTTGATTTTCTAAACTCGGGAGGGTAAAGCAATACCCATTTAAGCGCATCCAAATAACTTTCCCATTGTTGTTTCGTGGCCTTGGGTTTTCCTGTATTTCTCAGGTGAAATTCAACAGCCTCTACTTCTGTTTCTATTTCATCTCTCCTTCGCATTGTCTTTTCTTTCTCTTTTTCCTTTAAAATCGTCCATTTAAACCCCAGGATTTTCTCTTGTGCATCTCTCTGTTTTTTGCTTGGAATATCATGTACTGCAAAATGAATATTTGGACAAATTGATAAAATAGCTCTTTTTTCTTTGCCTTTGGGTAAAGCATACCAAGTCATTCCTTCCATATTATTCTCCTGTCAATTTCACCTTAGAAGTTACTTCAACCGTCTTATATTTCAATTCTCTACCTTTTATTACCATTTCAATTCTTGTTCCGTCCTCATCAGAATCTTCTAAGGCTTTTAATTTTGCAAGTTCTTTTTCAACTTCTTTTTCTTCTTCATCTTCAAACTGCATTATATCATGGTTTTGATCATAATCAGACCATACTATAAAATACATTATCGCCTCCATTTGAAATTTCAATTATGTGCCCTGGCTCTAAATATGCTTTTAAAAGTTTTCTGTCTATATTTATTTTAGCTATAAATTCTTGTGCAAGAATATCTAAATCATTATTTTTATCTAAATATATTTTATTCTCTTTATATTCGCTTATCTTATGAATCAAAATAAGGATAATAAAGAAAATAATTATAAAGAATTTCATTTATCGCCTCCCCTGAAAATAATAATGTGTATAAACTCCAAATATTAATATAAATTGGAAAAAACTATTTTTTCTCCATCAGTTAATATCCAATTCTTAGATGCTAAATAGTCTGCATATCTAATCACTATCGCGAAATTAGCTGTAGCCCCGACACCTTTAGTAAAATGATTAACAACTTCAATAGCTACAGAACTTTCAGATGGATGACATACAAGATAAATCACAGCCGCATTAGGTTCCATTTCCATAAACAATGTCATTGCTGCAGAAAATGCCATTACTGATAAAACAGACGTTACTTCCTTTATTGATGTTGCCATCATCTCCTCCC